AAATGAAAGCAATCATATTTATTTATTTGCGGGAGTTGTTTGATTATGAAAATCTTTACTTACAGGTGTTCCTGTTTCTTCCATAATCTTTTTAATGTTCTTAGACAACTTAACATAACCATTTGCAATAGCATCATCAATATCAATAATAACTAATGCACTTTGTTCCATAAGTTCTTGCATTTCTTTTGTTGCATGAGCATAATAATCAGCAATCTTAGAATAAGTAAAAACTAAATGTCTTGTTGCAGCCAATCTAAGAAATTCTTTTTCTTCATCACTAACATTAGATGCATTAATGTTTCTAAGTAATTCTTTATACTTAGTTAAGTTAACTAATGAATCTAATCTTGGACATTCTGCACTTGGAAGATATTGTGGCACACCAACTTTAGTTGTGTACTTTTTATCTTCTTCATTTTCTTCAACACCAAATAAGTTAAATAAATCTTCCATAAAATCACCTCACAAACTTATCTAATCACTTTTTGAGATACAACATTTTTAATATTATTAAATGATACAACAATTGCTTGATTATCACCAAAACTCATTGTAAACACTTGAGAATCAGTACTTAATAAAATTGCTTTAATAGATTCTAAATCTAAGTTTGCAACATATGTATTTTCACATGTACCTGAAGCATAAGCAACTTCTTCATGATTTGCTTTTCTTGAATCATAAATGTTTACAGATGTTGCACCAAATTCAAACACACCAATACCTTTATTTAAAGAATTAGTTGTATCAAACAATAATAATCTATCTAAAGTTTCTAAGAAGTTCTTAGTATCAAATGTTACTTGATGGTCAAATAATTTATTTGCTCTACCCCTAATAGCACTTACAGGAATTGAATTAAGCATTGCAACATCACTTGTAAGAATAGAAGTAACTTTAATTGCATCTTGTTCTAATAGGATTCTTGTTTGAGTGACACCACCAACATTTTCAAAACCTAATATGACTTTAACATCACCATCTCTAAATAACTTGAATAACTTAACTAACTTTTGAGTTAGTAAAACTTTATTTGTTGTTGGTAATGTAAATGAGTTAACACATGCACTCATATTTGTAAATGTCAAACAACCTTCGTTATCAATATAATAAAGTTTTTGGACAGGTTTTGTGATAATTGTTGAAACAACTTCTCTTGTGTTATTATTTAAAATAGACATTAATGTTGAAGCATCAACTGTAAATGTTGATGTAACATTATTCACTAAAATCTTTGGTAACACAACCATTTTATCAACATCATATTTTAATGGAAATTTATATGTACCATTTGCTTTGACAATTAAAGCATTATCTGTTGTTGTTAATTCAACTGTCTTTGTTGTAATCTTACTAACTAATGCTAAGAATAATTTTGCATCAACAACTGCTCTTAATGTTTCTTCAGCATCTAAGTCTAAATCAATACTAACAAAGTATTCACCATTTGTAACATTTAAGTGTAAAACTTTACCACTTGCTTCTAATTCTAATGTGTCATAACCAAATGCAACATTCTTTAATGCAGAATCGGTATCAACAGCACCTAAAATCTTTTTGCATGAATCTTGAAATTTTTCTACTTGTAAAACCATAATTTACCTCTTTTCATATTATTATACATTAATATTTTCAATTTGAACTTAATAAATCTCTTAAAAACTCTTCAGTAGATTCACTATGCTCTAATATAATTTTATTAATTGCTTCTTCCCTTGTTAAGTTATTTTGCATCTTCTCATCTAACTCTTTAATTAACATTGCCTGGTACTCATCACTATACCAATGGGTCACATTATATGCATCTACACTCATAGGAACATTCATATAAGGTTTAGATGTATTAATCATAACTTCACAAAGTCTTTTTGCAACTTCTTCAGCATTCTCTTTTGGACATTCACCTAAAACTTCATCATGAATAGTAATTAATAATCTAAAACCTAATCTATTAAGTTCTTCATCATTATTAATGTTAATCATAGCAAGTTTAGTTAAAGTGGCTGCACCACCTTGAATAATTGCATTAACAGATTGTCTTTCGGCTTGTGCAATAAATGATGTATTACTCTTAATAGTAATTCCATCTTTAAATGCACTACTAATAATGTCATTTCTTTGTTTACCAAATCTACACTTTAATAATTTTGATTTGTATGTTGCAACTTTATTAAGCATTTCTACATCTTGTCTATCATCACAATTTAAGAAAGGATTAAAATTAGATATAGAATCATTTTGCTTATATGTAAATTCATATTCAGGTAAGAAGATATCAGGAAGTCTTCTTCTTCTACCATACCAATCTTCTACATAACCAACTTTTTTAACTTTCTTATGTGTTTCATCAATCCACTTCTTAACACTTGGAAATGCTTTAAAGAACTTATCAATAATAAGTTGTGCCTCTTCAGGAGATTTACCCAATTGTTCACCAACTGAAGCACTACCACGACCATACTCAAGACCTAAGAGAATAGTTTTTGCTTGACTTCTTCTTTCTTTACCATCAACTTGTTTTGCACCTGTAATAGGATTAAACTCTAGACATTGTTCATAAGGAACACCAAATGATAGTGATGCAATAACTGCATACAAATCTTTACCTTCTTCATATGCTTTCAACATACTCTTATCTTGTGACATAAATGCTGTCAAACGAGGTTCTTGGGCACTGAAGTCTCCACCAATAATTCTATACCCATCAGTTGCTTTAAACATCAATCTAATGTCCTTAGCATGTGAAGGAATCTGTTGTAGATTTGGGTCAGTACAAGAAAATCTACCTGTATCGGTACCACATTGATTAAAACTACAATGAATTCTATTATCATAATTAACTTGTTGAGAAAGATTATCAACAAAGTCTCTAACTAATTTTAAAATCTTCTTTCTAGCATTAATTAATTTACAAATCTCAAAAGGCATTTGTTCAATTATCTTTTCACCTGTACCTCTTGGAGATTTTTTATCTATTACTGGTGACTTCAATACATCATAAAGTAATATTGCTAATTGTGTTGGAGATTCTAAATTAATTGGCCACTCTAATTGGTCACTCTTTGATTTTTGTAACTTATCACCTTTAGATGCTTTATAATTTGCATCAGATGTTAATCTCCAAGAATCAACTTGTGGTTTTAATTTTTCTAGTTCTCTATCAATCTTCTTTTGATAATCATCTACTTGCTTATGATATTTAACACTTAATCTTTTTGCATATTCTTGGTCAATCTCAATACCCCTTAATTCCATGTCTTTAACAACTTTAATTAAAGGTATTTCAATATCTTTGAATAATTTATACAACTTCTTATTATCATCTTTTAAAAACTCTTTTAATTGATATTCATAAAGTTTTAAAGTATCATAACTATCAGTTGCAGCGTATAAAGAAAATAATTCAGGGGGTACCTGTTCATAATCAACACTACCAAATAAACCTTCAATAGAATACTTTTCTTGTTCTTCATCAATATGCATATGATATTGTGTCTTTAACTTTGCTTCTTCATTCTCATCTAGAATTCTTGCACCAATTTGAGTGTCCCAATAACAAGACAACTCAATATTGCAAGTACATTGAATAACACGAATATCAAATGATGCATTATGATAAACAATTTTAGTGTTGTTATCTAAAAGTCTTTGAAACTCTTCTTTTAAATCTTCACATGTTAATTGATTATCTAATAGTTCACCTGTAGCATTATTTATATGACTAATTGGAACATATGCTTGTTTTTGATTATAGGTATACAAACAAGCACCCACCAACTTACATGTCAGTGGGTCTAGACTCTTGTTTGTTTCAGTATCTATTGCAATAATATCATTTTTAATTGCTTGACTAATATAATTATGCAAATCTTCTTTTGAATATATTACAATAGTATCTTCTATGTGATTACCAAGAATTCTATAAACCTCTTCTTGAATAGCGGATAATCTATCACTAAGAGAAAGTTTATTTGATATCTTTTTACTAGACTTAACTTGCTTTGGATTATTGACTTTATCAAGTACATCTTGAGTTGATTTTTCTAATTCAAATTCATCTCCCCATAATCCTGTCATAAGTTACCTCTTATCTACTAAAATCGTAAGTTCTTCTTGGTCTATTTGTGATTGTATCACTTGTTTGTGTTGTTTGTTGTGTTGGAACATTTTGAGTGACTTGTGGTTTAGGTTGTTCAATTTGACCTAAAAACTTTTCATAATTGTCATCATCTGGTAAATCAGGTCCAATCACCGATTCAACTGGTTGTTCTTTCACTTGTTCATTTTTATGAAATGGAAAATCACCTGTTTTAAGATATTCTTCAATGTCTTCTTTAGATTTTTCAACATAACTATGATGTGCTAAATCTAAACCTTCAAAATCTTTGAAGTCTTTAACATAACCTAATTCTTCTTTATAGATTGCAGGATTGGCAAAGACAAAATTATATTCAGTATCTAAACCACTGCCCGTTCTTCTAATTTTAATAAGAATATCTCTTAAGTCACCATATTCTTGAATAAAATTAACTAATTCATCGGCTTTTCTTTTTGCAAAACATGCCACTTCAGGAGTTGCAATGACTCTACCATTTTCATCTTTTGTGTAGTGAATGAGTTTAGCAAAAAACTTGGAACTAACTTTTTCACCTTTAGCACAGAATGGACAATTCTCTAATGGTTCTCTACCTGTTCTTAAACAAGAAACTTTTCTATAACCATTACCAACTTTGACATTGTGAACTGTAACAATATCAAATTCTTTTGGAGAAGAATAAGCAAATCTAACAACTGCTTCTTCACCATCTTTTAATCTGAAATAACCAACCTTACTCTTTGGTCTTTGTTGATTATTTTGATTTGATTTTCTCAAATCTTCATAAGTATCATAAGAATATTTAGCCATAACTACCTCCCTACTTACTAATTAATTCTTTGGCTCTTATATAATGCTTTTTATCTACTTGATATGATTCACCATAAACACCTCTAATGAAGTATTTACCATTAACATTGACAACTTCTTTGACTAAATCAACATTCATTGTCATACCTTTTCCTAATGAAACAAAACCTCTAGGCATAACCGACCTCCTTTCATTAAGATTTCACATAACTGTGATTGTTCATTTAATAATACAATAATATTTACAATTTTTCTTAAATTCCTGTGGAACCTATACCACCATCTCTAATTGCATCTTGAGAATCATCATCTACTTTAAAATATTGAAGAATAATTCCCTGCATATATCTATCACCTTTAGACACAAAGAAATCTTTATCACTATCATTATATAGTATGCACTTTATATTGTTTGGAAAATAATCACAATCAACAATACCAATTGTATTAATGAGTCTAATGTTATGTTTAAAACCATAAGATGACCTAACATCACAAAATAACACTTTATCGCTATCAAGTTCAACACTAACACCACTATCAATCATAATTGATTGACCATGAGCAGGTACTACAAAATCACAAGGTGAGAAAAAATCATACCCAGCACTAAACTTTGTTGCTCTCTTGGGCATTAATTCTTCACTTATTGCATGAAACTTATTTGCCATATTTATTCTCCCAATCTTCTAATGATAATATTTCTAAATTATTAAATTCTTCTTCACTTAAATCATTTACATCTTTACCCCCAGGTAAAACATAAATATCTATAAAAACACCTTTCTTGATATTTTTAATGAATCTCTTAATACCTTTCTTACCAGCATCATCTCCATCAAATGCAAGATAATAATGAATAATACTTGAATTATTAAGAATATCATATTGATGTTGTGTACCTGTTCCAAATAATGCTATAGATGGATAACCAAGTGACCACATATATAAACAATTTATTTGACTTTCACACACAATAACTTCTTTTATTGATTTAAGATTTATATAGTTAAAAGCATAAACAGGTTTTTCTTTATTTGCATCAATAATAAACTTCTTACTTTCAACACTTCTTCTAGTAAGCATATAAAGTTTATTATGTTCATCATATACAGGAAATACAATACACTTTGTAGATGGTTCATATTTAACTTTAAATGCTTCACATACTTTTCTTGATAATTTTCTCTTATCCATATATGGATGATATGATTGCATTGAATCAAGTACACTTTCATCAAGATATGTTATATCACTTGTATTTCTAATATCAAAATTAGATAAATCAACACCTCTATCTAAAATTGAACTGCCAAATCTTTCAACTAGCCAATCTTCACCAAAAGATTC